GGAATCAATGTAAGGCACTTGCACCTTGTTAGGAAACCCATCAGAGTACACAGCACGTCCCCGGATTCGGCCTAGATAAGCTGCGTCAGGCAAGTCGAGTATGATCTTACTATTTGCTTCGTCGGGCGTTGAGAAGGCCAACCTAGCAAGTATATTGCCACGTATCCTTGGCTTCAGCACGTCTTTTACGTCCGGTCTTTGCGAAGCGATGATTAAATGTACATCCAAGTACCCTGCGGTTTCGGCTATAAAAGTAACTTTGTCTTGAATATCTTCATTTTCAGCAAACCGCGCATACTCGTCGATCACTACAAAGATGGAGTCTAAAGGATCATTCGGATACTTCTTACGGTACTCCTTCACATCGACAATATCTCCGGCTTTCTTTAGTTTTTCCTTCCGTTGTTCAATCTCTGTAATCGCTGCATCCAAACATTTATTTGCTTCAGCTTCCGTTTCTGCATCATGTATCTGAGGAATATCTTTGAACATGTACAAATCAGTGATTTTATTATCAGCAAAATACAGTTTAATTTTCCCATCCGTAGCTAACATTAAATGCGTAACCAACAGCCGGAGGAACACAGATTTCCCCATCCGGGAAGCTCCACCTGCAAGTAAATGGGTAGAAGTTTCATCCCCAAAGTCAATATAAATCGTTCCAAACGGTGTAAATAAAGGAATAGCTAGAGGACGTTCAAAATCGATTAAATCGACTTTGTAAGCCATCTTATCATCAAATTTTGCAAAGCCGAATTTTACTTCTACCAAATTCCCGCGAATGTGTTTGTATCTTACATCACCTGCAAAAGACGCTTCGTACATATACTTGACCACTTTGACAAATTCATCTGAAGAATATCCGGCAGGTAATTTAAAGGTCGCTGTGTACACATCACCTTCTCTTTCTACAGATTTGATTTGAATTTTCTGTTCCTCTTTACCAGTAGCATTGAGTGTAGTTTTTATGATAGACCGTAAAACGACTGTCGGCATACTCTTGTACATTTTATAGATCGAACCTGCTACCATGGACGCACCTATAATTGTTAACGGTTCCGGCATGGTATCCCCTCCTATTCCCAGTATATGCAGATATATCAGCAAATATACTCATTACGTATTGACGATTATACATATCACATGATATATTAGATGTGTACATAGCCTTGGGAGGGGCGATAATCAATGTTAGTTATATTCACTAGACATGCTAGGCAACGCTGCAAACAACGTAATTTAAACATGGACGAAATGCGCTCCGTTATTAAAAAAGTACCTCCTTGTTTCGACATTATGCGCTTTGAAGTGGAGACTGATTTAATCGCCGTTTTCCATGACGTAAACGGTATCAGGTATGTAGTAACTGTCTATAGAAAGGATGAACGTTATGAGCAACACCGTACTAACGCTAGACCCCGCAGGCAACCATGGAAAGGAAGGAGATGGAACAACAGGATGGGCGATTTTTAAAGACGGACAGTTAGTGGATTTCGGCCATAAAAGTTCGTCGGATTATGCTACAGCAGAGGAATATTGGGATAGTATAATCAGCTTAATGATATTGAGAGTTAACTTTGATCTAGTTGTATGTGAATCGTACAAACTTTTCGGACATAAAGCCAAGCAACAATCCGGCTCCGAAATGGGTACGCCGCAGCTTATTGGATGTATACGCTTGATGCTTCATAAGGCACGTATCCCTTTAGTTTTTCAAGACCCTAAAGACAAAGTTCGCGTGACTGATCCGATTCTTGTACATATGGGCATCTTGGAGCAGACCGAAGGCGGGCGTTATAAGGCTTTAGGCAGGCAGACAATTATTCATGAGAGAGATAGTATACGCCACGGAGTTTTTTATCATCGTTATGGGGTGAAAAAGTGAAATTATTTAAAGCACTAATGATCGGAGTCCCACTAGGAATTATCCTGTGGATTTTAATAATGATCGTAGCAACTTTATTATGGAGGGCAATATGACTAAAGACGCTATAAATCCTGACCACTATAAGCAAGGCGGTATTGAAACGATTGATATTATGAAAGCCAAGATGACGCAGGAACAATTCGAAGGGTATCTGCTAGGTAATGTCATCAAGTATACGACGCGCTATAATCTAAAGAATGGTACGGAAGATTTGAAAAAGGCACAATGGTATTTAAACTACTTAATAAATGAAAAAAGACCCTCTTAGGAGAGGTCTTTTTTGTGGTTTACGTAGATTCCGTAAAGTGTGATTCCGACAAGTATAATGTCTGCAATTGCATCCTGAACATCGGAACCGATTTCTACATGGAATAAAGATTTATAAAGGACAGCGAATGCGGCAATAATTGGAAGAATAATTGTTTTACTCATTAAGATACCTCCTGCCCGGAAACCCGGCGCAATTCATTTGCAAGCCGATGAAACTCAGCTTGTGCTTCAGGATCATTCGAAGCCGCATAAGCAGCCGACAAGAAACCTATAATTTTATTCGCATCTTCTTTAGACATTTCGGGTTCCACCTTTTCAAATTTATTCCAAGAGCCTAGCCCTTCGAAGCCTTCATTAAGATCAACGCCGATGCCGTTAAGTATAATATCATTTTTATATTGGTAGATATGAAGTCCTTCAGACTGCATTCCATGACTCCATGCGTAAGTTTGCCAAAATCGGGAACATGCTCCAGCTTCCATAACAGATTCAATAACAGCATAAGAGCCGTATACACCTGTATTGTACTCAGGTGTAGCTTCAGATGCCCCGCGTATATACTCGATAATCGTCGGCATTTGAGCAGCCGTGGCTTCGAAATCTACAGCAAAATAAATCGTTGATCCGGCAGGCTGGCCTACTTCTTTAGCTACTTGCGCCGCTGTATACCCATCCTTAATCCCCGCAGTTCGCCCACCTAAAGCACGATTTGCTGTTGTTTCGTAGACGGAAACGATGCTAATTCCGGCTTTATTAATCAGGTCTGCTTCATCTTCCGTTAAGGCTTTCCACCCGGACGGAACGAGGTAACGGGCTACAAAATCGTAACCATCCACGGCAAATGCTGTAGCTGTCTTAGATGTTAATGGAGTTGCGCAATCAAAGCCCTTCTTAGTCATCGGTCTTCCTCCTACGTAGGCTTGACTCTATTTTAGTCAGCCTGTCTTTTACTTCTTCTGATAGAGTATGTATAATCGTAAGATACTTCTGTATGGTTACATGTTTATCCCATATCACATAAGCAACTAAAGCGATAAAAAGACCATGCTCTTTAGCTAACTGCAAGAATATATCCATAAGTCAACCTCCCAACCCTATTAAACTCTCAATTGAATTGTAACAGAGTTGGGAGTTTACAGCAATAAAAATTACTTGTATTCAACAGGTTTTCCCATAAACGGAGCTAGTAGATCAAGGAAATCATTTCCCTGTCCATCAAAGATATTTACAGCTTTACCTAAAGCACCTGTCTGATTCAATAGGTATCGTGTGATTCCTTCAGCTTCTTTATCTTTGTAATAAACAGGTTGATTATTAAAGAACTGCTTATTCAAAGACAGTTCGACAGGAGCCTTAATTGTCGGAGCCGCCATACCTAAAGCAGATCGTGCTGTGTCACCTAAGCCTGTACCGAACATCCCCAAGTCATTCATCGGCAACGCCCGAACAGGAAGCCCGATATTTGTTCCTGGTAGATGGATATAGTTATCAGTCTTGTAAGACTTATTACCATCTTTCACATCTTCGTTGAAAGCATCCATCACCTTTTTGTAAGTCGAGTAGTACCTTGGCTGCTGCATAAACTGCTGAATCTGAAGCGGTAAATTGTTCTTCGTCCACATCCAGAACGGTGCGACAGTTCGCATCACATTGTCGCCTTTACTTCGTTCCGTGTAATTAAACAAGAACTTCCGAACCATGTCTCCGGCTTTATCTAAAGAATTTGTTTGCTTGTATCCGTGTAGGAACAAAGCAAGCCGGGAGAAATCATCGATACGATCACCTACTGTACGCATACCTTTAACAATTTTGTTATCATTGATGGCTCCGCTTATCTTCGAAAGTACATCGTCTTTAGGTTTTGTGAACTGTGAACGAACGAAATCGGAGGAAAAACCTGACCCGAAAACACCTTTATCGTAAGCCGCCTGAACGATTTTTTGTTCTTCAGTCGATAGGTTACCCAACTTCATTCGTTTAAGAAGGTCGCTGGCGGCATTGTAACTACCCACTTTTACACCTGCCAAGGTGTTATTTGCGATATTACCGATGAAGTTGTTTACATAGTGGGCAGGAATCGCAGTCGTGACAAGGGACTTCCAAATATTGACTACTTGGTTCATCTTATCCAGAAGGTTATTCATACCCTTATCTGTAAACAGTTCCCGGACATTTTTCATCCCTTCGAATACATCCTTATGGATCATCGTCCCCGGTTCTAAACCTAAAGATTTAGCTTCATCAGCATTCAGTTTATGGTAACCTTCACTTCCAGCATGAACTTTCGTATGGGAAAGCTCTGTCGATGGTTTAGCTAACAGACCATCTTTTTCCATTTGGCTAAAGAGTTCAGCCATCGTGCTAGATCGAGAGGATTTATAAGCCCGGTAGCCCAAGGCATCTAAAGGATTTCGTTCGAACAGTTTCGACAATTCAGCAGCTTCATCTAATTTGCCTGCTTGTGTCAAGCCGTGAATTGCATCTTCAAGCTGTGCAAAGTTGTCGAAGCCTGTACGTGCTTTACCGAAATTGTTAGCCTGCGAACGTCCAATGATTCTGGAAAGCTGCTCTTTAGTCAGATTCGCGCTGTCTTTTGAGAGAACGTGCGGAAAATAGTTTTCGATAAGATTCGACACGGTACCTGAAGCAAGATCGCGTTCGCCCCATTGCTTCAAAAGTGGTTTGATTTGATCCGCAGCCGCTTTTACTTTAGCTTCATTGATAGTCGTTTTATCGAAAGCCTTTGGAAAGGCATTTTCGATTGTATAAACGACTGCTTTCTTTTCGACTTCCGTGAAGTCTTTCATCGTCTTAGCTACTTTACGCAGATCATCATTCGCCTGACGAATCCGTCCATGGATTTGCGTTTCTGCGTTTCGTAAATCGCCTGCTGACTTGTTAGCCAAAGCATCAGCCGATTTGAACGTTCGGGCATCGAATGGGTTAACTTTTGAAACCATGTTTCCAAAGTCAGATTTCCCACCCATATCCTGTACAAATTTATTCAAGTTAACTAAAGGATCATTCACAACAGGTTCGGCATCTATAACGTTACGCGGCTTAACTGCCCGCTGCGCCACGGTTCCGGCTGTAACAGAATCACCCTCCAAAGCAAGTTTTCCTAAAATATCTTGTAAACCTTGTTCGCTGACATTTGCTGGAAGCCCTGTTACTCTTGGCACTGGAAGCTCATCAAAGACTCCTTTAGTTGCTGGAATGGTTCCATCAAAAAGTTGAGAAGCGTCCGTAAAGTATTTCGAAACATCATCAACAGGCGTATTCTTCGGAATTTTTGTCAGTTCTTCCTGTAGATGTTTTAATCCTTGTGTTGTTAAATCTGAAGCGGTATTAACACGGTAATTATTTTTTAGAACTTGAGCCATTTGATCGGAATTGAGTCCTGCTTTTTGGAATAAATCACTAACCGCTGCGGCTCCTGTGTCCCCAATCTTAGCATCCTTAATTTTGAAAAATTCAGGCTTTTGCCCGAACTGTTTAGTGATTTTTGTAAAAGGTACATCAAAATTAATCAGTGCATTTTGGGTCTTATTACGTGCTGCGGCGGCGGCATCTGCTGCGTATTGTACAGCTTTTTCGCCTGTAAGACCTAATTTTCCAGCTTCTTTAGCCGCAATTTGCGCGGCTTTAGCTCCGGCTTTAACTGCCGAACCGCTCCCGAATGTTACTAAGTTTAGTGGATCAAAGAGAATATCCCCTTCTAAACCACCGATTTTCTCAAGGTATCCTCCCGGTTTTGCCCCAAGATTCTTTAAAGTGTCCCCGAATCCTTTACCTTCAGTACCGATGCCGTGCAGAAATCCAAATCCAGGAACGTCGCCCCAAGAAAGCTTACCGTCTGTCCAATCACCTACCTGCGCTTTTGCGCCTTGCATAAGGGATTCAGCAAAAGGAATATCTTTCCAATCTAAATGGTGGTCTGACCAGTTGGCGAATTGATTCGTTACCAATTTACCTGTAGAGGAAATGCCCTCTAAGGCTTTCAGCCATAGAGGGGTTTCATCACCGCTGCTTCCTTTACCGCCGAAAGTCATAGGGGGAATACTTGGCGCATCCCCTAAATGATCTCCGTAAACATTATGCAAATCTATTGCACCATTACGAATGCCTGCACCTGCTTCAGCGTTATTTTGCCGCATTCGGGCGAAAGCCGCTGCTAAATCTGCTTGACTTGGCATAAGATTCCTCCTTATCCGATGCTGTCTGAATTATCGCCGTATCCATCCATATCATTCATATTAAATGGTTTCGGAGCATCGCCGGAATACTGAACTGTTTTACCTGTTTTGAACTTATAGATTTCACCCATCGAGTTCTGAGCCGCTTCGATCTTGCTTAATGACTGTGCATATTCTGCTGTAAGGCTTTCTTTTTGTGCATCACTAAGGTCTTTGCTATCAAGTTTCGTGCGAATGCTGCGAAGGTTACTACCTTCTTCCGTCATAATGGCTTTAATCGCATCCACTTGTTTACCAAGTTGAGCATCATTCGCTTTAGACTTATCCAACTTCATCTTAGCTTCAAACTGAGAAGTTTGATTCTCCATTGCTTGAAGTTTGATATCCATTTCCTTATCAGTTTGGTCAATACGCGCCCAACCTTGTTTTTCCATAACAGCATTATGTGCTTGAGTGATTGCCATTTGCTGTGCTTTTTGGGAAATTTCAGCTACCATTTTACGTGCATCTAAAGTCATATTGCCGTTTTCATCGACACCCATTACTTTAGCTACATCTAAACCATACTTCTTCCAATCTAAAGCAAGCTGTGCCGCTTTCACTTGACCGTCTTGGTTCAGCTTATCATACTTATAAGCGTACTCTTTATCGGTTTGATACTTTTCAAAACTATACTTCATCGCATCTGAATTTGCTGTAGTTTCATTCCCCATTTTCTCTTTAAGAAGTGATTCGTAAATCTTTGCAACTTCAAGCTGAGTTTTTGACCCATCTTGAAAGAGTTTTTGGAACGCGGCGGCTTGCATTGCCGGAAGATTAAGCCCTGCAATATTCGTATTCGCTGTATTGATTTGGTCAGCGTAACGTTTATTCACATCGTTAATCGCCGCGGATTTGGTATTGTACAGATTTGCCAAGTTCTTTTGTTTAGAAAGCAATAAGCGAGTATCCGCATCACTTGCAAGACCTGATCCGGCAAGACCGCGATTGGCGATACCTTGACGCGCTTCAAGCCATTTTTGAAAGCTGTTATCTTCAATATCACTTTTAGCTGTATCTAAAGAATTGGTGATTGCTTCCAGATCATTTTTCTGCCCTGTCTTTAAGCTGTTCAGCAGATTTTGATAGGAGCCGAGTTTTGCGTCATACTCTGCTTTAGCTTGTGTCTCCGCAGCCGCTTTTTGTCCTGCCCAAACGGAACTGTTTGGATCACTGATTGCTTTTAATGATTGATCTATACGCTCCGCAAGTCCTTTTAAAAACTTTTCTTCCGGGCTTTCGTCCTTGACAATATCCTGCGTAGGCTTTACAGATGGCGTGTAAGATGATTCAGCACCATCAGCCGGGAGTCCTGCCCATCCACGTACTTTATCTGCCCAAGCATGTGCTAAAGCTTGTCTTTCTGGATTATCTTTATTTTCTGCCCAAACTTGCTTAGCGCGTTGGACTTCCTGCGCAGCTAAAGTAGGATTGCTTGCGAATATGGCTTGTTTTTCTGCTTCTGTTTTATCCTGAAAAGATTGGTCATTTACATTATAAGAAGCATACTTACCACCGTCTGCATAATCCGCTGCGTTACTGGATGTAGGAACTAAAGTACCTGTCTGCATTGGCGGTTTATAGGAAGCATAATTCGTAACCGTTGGCGCAGAACTTGTCGGGTTTCCGTTCATGTCAAGCCCCATACCTTTAAGTACTGCCGCCGCATTCTGATTACCATTTTTAGCTAAAGAAAGTGCGAAAATCTGTTGCGGAGTCATATCCGTAGTATCGTAAACGGTGCCGTTATTGTCGACCCAAGTATTTAGTTGCTTGTATTGGTTAGCACCTGTACGTTGTTGATTGTGAATATTTTGATAACTTTTAAATAAATCTGAAGAACCTGCAACATTGCCGATTTGATTAGCCGATCCTGTGTAGGATGTAGCAGGTGCTGTATAGGAAACTGAAGAAGATGGTGCAGTATACCCGCTTGTGATAAACGGTGTATTTGCAGTAGTCTGTTTCTGACCCCCGGTTGCTTCTTCATATGAAATATTACCTCGTATGTAATCTTGGTACTTCCCAGGAATAATTCCGCCCATTAAGCATACCTCCTATTCAATTTCCATTATACTAGATTTGTAGAAACCTGTATACATAAAAAGCAAGCCCCGCGTAAACGGGGCTTTTTATTAAACTCTGTAAGCTATGGTTTGATTGTATTCGTCTTGGGTGATCCATCCTTGAGCTAAAGCATTGTCAATTTGAGCTAAAGTATAGTTAGCGGCTGCGTACTGTTTTACAGGCTCCACATATTCAGATCGAATGTCAGAAAACCGCTTTGTCCCATCGATGTAAATTGCTTTTGCGTAAGCGGCTGTTAATGACTGATAAATAGGCATTTACAGCACCCCTTTAGTTATAAGTTGTTCAAACAGGTCAATGATTTGTAAAGTAGATGATGCGTTTTCGGCTTCCAAACGGGTAACTTTATCTTCCAAACTTTCTTTAGGTACAGGTGCAGGAAGGGCAAGAAAGTCTGCCCACGCCTGCTCAAGTTCTGCTTCAGTTGGTTGTGGTGCGTCTATATTCCACTGTGCAATGTACGCGCCGTTACCGTCTGAATCGTCTTGTACGATGAAGTCAGTCATTGGCTCTGCTTCAGGAAAAAGATGCATAATGGCTAATGCTTTGTTCATGGCTTTACCTCCTTTAAGCTATCCTAGTAATTCGTAGGAAATTGTATGATGTTGTTAGCGTAGAAGCTTGCGCAGTATAAATATAAATTTCAATATAATCATTTTTTGCTAATTTTACTTGTGTACTTCCAAGCAAAATAGTACTACTAACGTTACTAGGTTGGTAACAAAGGTGATGATCTAATACACCATTTTTATAAACGGCAGAATACATCAAGCCAGTTCCATTGGATGAAAAGTTAATGCTTGTGCTGATGTTGTAGATTCCATCACTAGAAGCAGTAAAGCGACTTGTTCCTGTTGAAAACTCATTAAGGTTATCGTAGATTAAAGAGTTCCATGCAACTTTAGTTGCAGTAGCAGCGGAGATGGACGCTCCAGCGGTGTTATCTAGTCTGCAACCGCTTCGTGTATCTCTTGTGTTATCTCCCCAAGGGTTGAGTACGCCAGTATTCCCATTTATAAGCGTTCCACCGTTGGCTTGTCCCCAGAAGGTTGTTCCAGTTGGAGTAGTACCGACGTAAGTCATAATTCCGCTGTTTGTTGTTACGTAAGCAAAGGTATTGCCACTTCCACTATTAGCGTTGCATTGAACTTGCGAATTGTAATCTGCTGAAACTCCGTAATTCTTATTCGACACTGTACAACCATTAACATAAGCTTTATTATTGTACAAATAAATTCCATGATAAGTAGCTGTTGCTCCAGTAGCTATACAATTAATAATATCAATTGCCCCACCATTAGATGCTTTAAATGCCATTTTTGTTGTTGTGGATGCAGTAAAACCGTTAATTAAAATGCGACTGCAATAACGCGCATCGAATGAATTTATTGTAACTATCCCACCTGTGGTAACGAATGAGACATATCCACTTCCGACTTGACCCTGTATAACAATATCTTCACCATAAGTCCCTGCTGCAACACTAATGATTACCGCATGATTAACGACTTGAGGAATGCTATCAACAGCTTTCTGAATCGTCTTTAACGGCTTCCCTGCGCTTCCGTCATTGCTGTCTGAACCGTTTGTACCATCAACATAAAGTGAAATGTCTTTAGTTGTCTTTTGCGGTACTTGATAAATCTGCCGTGCCAAGTTCTCCGCAACCCCAACACGCGCATCAAGGTCTGCTTGACTTGTGGCGAGTGTGTCTACAATGGTTTTGATGTTGGCACTGTACTCACCGTTCACTGTTTGAAGTGAGGATGACAACAAGTATTGGTCAAGCGGAATATACGACACTTCATAAGTTGCAGACGCATCATAATCTGCCGCAAGTATACGTGCCTGCCAATTGCCATTAGCTGAACCACTAAGATAAACCCAACGATTATCTAATTTTCCATTTCTGTATACACCTAAAATTTTATCAGTTCTATTCCGTAATCGTGACGCTTCGTAACCTACAGACGCGCTATTTATGTGGTAGTATGTTGGTGCCGTATTGTTGAAGACAGGATTCGCCTTCTCACGTACAATAACACCCTGCCCCATTTCAATCTGATTTTGCCCCTCATGAAGTGACAAACCGCCTTCGACTTGGATTTCCTCGAATGTCGGCGTAGCTAGTTGGTAGGTGAGTTTGTACGGTAGGAATTGCAATGCTGGTGCGGTTGGCAGGGTCTGAGTTCCGTCAACAAAGTTAGTACCTGTACCGCCTAATCTTCTCGCCCATGCTTTAGTTCCTGTAGTATACGGATCAGTTGCAGGGCTTCCTACCGCATACATCTTCCACCCATAGAAATACGCCTGAATCTCGCCTGCTGTAGGTGTGTACGTTTCACCCCAACCGCTGTCTGCGTCGGCAATGGAAAGGTATAATGCTGCTATTTCTGCTGCGTTGGAATCGCTAGTGTAAACTTGGTCGGCTGAGAGAATGCCACCTGATGGATTAGCTAAAATCTTACCATCGTATTTAACGACACGTTTTGTTCCTGCTATGGGTGTTGCTCCGACATTATCAATTCGAACTTGCTTTGAACCGACATTATCGGCATGATAAACCCACGCCAAACTACCATCCAGCACCATATCCTTAAACCGCTTCTCAACAAAATACTTCCCATCACGCTTAAACACTTGGTCATAAACCGTACCGTCCAAGTTAGACGCAAGTTGTGTATTCGGGATGAATAACGTGTCATCGTTACGTGGTTTGAATGGTTTGGCTGTTGTGCCAAGGTTGAGTATGACATTAGAGAATGTATACGTTCCTGCGCCAAGCGTGTCATTACCTAAGTATACTCTTGCTTTAACGGCAGTTGATAACGCGGTAAACGTCAATGCTGTTGCACTCCAACCGTTAGCCTGAACAATATTTCCGTTTGCATCTAATTGGTCGATTCCAATTTTGCCTGTTGTCGTAGCGGATAGCGTATATTGTTGACCGCCCACAATTGGAATGTCCACATCAACGTATTGAGTATTCGCTGTAGCGACAAATGACATCGCATAAGGTGCTGTAATTGTCATCGTTCCAGATGCTACAATCCATTCGTTAAACGTAGGCAACAAGTTTTCCCCATACTTGATTACATACGGTGCGTTAACATGTTTCACGTCATCAACGTATGGGTATTTTGCGGCGATTTGGTCGGCTGTCATAGTGTCTAGTGCGTTGTATTCTGATTGCGTGGTGATTTCGTAGATACGAACAGCATCGAAGAAAGCGTATTGCGTAGCAGCACCATTTACACCGAGAACCATAGACAAATTGTTAATCGTGGATGCAGGGTTGTAAGCCCTCCAAGCAGGATAGAATTTATCGGTAGCCGTAATGGTATTTTGACCTTTTGTTGCAGATGCACCGTTGATGTAAAAGTTACCGTTTGTTGCATTGCCATTTTTGATGTCCATAACAGCAATATAATATTTTCCGCCAGTAAAAGAGAAAGTACGCGTTGCAACAGTGCTAGTGCTTCCGCTCGTAAATCCACTTGAAATGGTTAACTTGATAGAGTTATTGCCGATTGCCTTGTTGTTAGAGTCAAGCGCCTGAGTTACTTGAAAAGTACCCCATACACTTAAATCCTCACAATTCCCATCACGTCCAAGCAAGTTAACCAACGTGCGCCCTACGATGTTCAGGACGTTATAAGGCGTGGTTTTGGAAGCTGTAACAACCTGTAAACCATTAACTAAAGAAAGTGCTGTCGGCGTTTCGTTTACGGAAGCTACCCCGGTAGATGCAAGTGTAACTTTATCATCCACTTGGGTCTTTGTGTAGGTATTATTGACCTTCGTATCCGTATCATTTTGAGCGACACGCAAAATATCGAAAGCCGTGTTAATATTCGTGGCGACTTGCGTATCGTCGCCTGTAACCGTTTCACCTGTTAAGAATTTATGAAGCGTTCCGCTAGGGACTTGTGCCATCAGTTATTCCCCCTCTAAGCCTTTTTAAGTTTAAATTCAAGCCCCAAACCGTAAACTTCGCAAGGGGTACTTTCATTATGTGTGAAGTTGATTTTCACACGCCGACACTTACCGTTAATCGTTGCCCGTTGTACGGATAGCTCCGCATTACCTAAAGTAGATTGTCCGACTACCCATGAACCGATTACCGTTCCTGAATAGTAATGGAAATTCGGGCTGCTGGAAGAAGTCCAAACGGTTTCCCCTGCTGAATTAATAGTAATACTGCCTGTTTCGGGAGTTAAAACAACCGCAGCATCGGCATAAACTTTTACATTTAGATTCACTGTAGCTGTAGAGAAGTGTCTTGCAATTATGTAAAGTCGGCGTAGCTTTTTATTATTAAACGACGCTGATAAATCATGTAATTTTGTCTCTACAATCATATCATACGCGTTGCCGTCATCGTTGTAAACAGTAGAATCGTGTTTGTAGATCGTACCATCCGAAGCTAAGTTGTAAACCGTATTTGTAGATTTCGCAAACTGCGAAACGTTAAGTTTGGTTGAAGCATCCTTAACCCAAACATTCGATTCGAAGTAATATCTATAGATAACTTTCTTTTGCGGAAAGCATAACCAATATTGATTATCGTAAAACAGAGCGCAACCGTCCGTGTCTTTAGGTATCTCTGTCTTAATTTGGAAGTCAACACGCTTGACGTTCATGGTATCTAAACGATATTGGTTCGGAACTAAGCTCTGAATACCTTCATGCGATTGGAAGATAATTTGATTCCCGATAACCGCAGCGGATCGTGGACTTGCACATCCAAGCCCGTCATGGATGAGAAATCGTTCATAGGTAGAAGGGTCTTTATTTAGAAGCGTTTGGATTGTCGTATTCGTCATTACGACTAAATACGATTGGAACCGAACCACAGTTTGGATGGGTTCCCGCTTACCTGTATCGAAGTTGATACTGTTCGTCACAGGAAAGAATCGCGGATTTTGTAGATCGGATATATACATTTGATAAGGACGTGTGCTTTCTCCATAGATCAAAAGCCTGTCCCAATGCAGTAGAATTTTTCGGCAGGTTTGGATACCTGAATAGGCTAAATCAGCCGCCGCCGCAGTTGCGTTTACAGTATATCCCGTCATTACGTAAGGATAGGTTGTCGCCGGAACGGCTGTATCCCGAACCGTAACCCGAACATCGTACTTCATTGCTGTATCAACATTGAACGTCCACGATTTACCTGAAGAACCTGTCGTCCAATCTCTGCCCAAAATGTAGGTACCATCAGCAGATTTTTTGTACTCCCATTTATAATCTAAAGAAGCTACCCCCGCAGGCTTATTTGTGTAAGCAGTCATCGTCGTATTTGTGTTTACGGCTCCTGTCCGTGTGGAAGGCTGAATACCGACAACTTGAATCGAAGCTGCTGTACCGTCTTGAATATAACCTGAAGGATTTGAAGCTAAAGCATTGGTTCCTATATAAATAGCTTCCATTACTGTAGGTGTGTAAGGCGTAACCGTTACCGCTGTCCACCCGCTACTGTAAGTAAGCTCTACAAGTTTTGTTCCTGTCGCTACGAAAAGGTTGCCTTGATACTGCACAGCTTCAACAGGTAGTGTCGTTTGAAACGTCCAAGGCGAACCGCTGTCTGTAATCGGAACTTCAACTAAAGTAGATGTGCCGACTGCCATCACATATAACCGCCCGCTGATTGCTACAATCCAATCCGGCGAAGTTTGTCCGTCACGCAGAAACGGAAACATACCCTGTGCTGTCCCGGCTTGTGTCACAATTTTGGTACGCCCGGTTCGCCGCTTCGCTGACGAACGCCCGCTTAAATCCACGTTTTGCAGGATTGGAAACTCATTTGGCTTTAAGCGTTCGTTGGAGATTTCGGAGTTTAACCCGCCTGAAAAATCCATGAACGCTTCAAACTGCCTATGCTCCGTATCCGGCGTAATATTTTGTCTAGCCATTTATTACCACCCCGCTTGCCAAGGATATGGCGGTTGCTGAAACATTTCGTTGACTTCCCAAATCGCTGTTATGTAATCGCCTGCCGTAGCACCTGTAGCTAAAGTAAATGTGCCGTCGCCGTTATCTTCGAACGTTGTAATTTTAACGTCGTTTTTATATACTTCCAAACGAGAGTAGCTTGTTGTATATGTATCTTTAGTTATCGTGAAAACGGTCTGATTTGCTGTAGCTGTAAACTGCTGAACATTAATGTCATCTTTGTATCGGGCAGGCACGTCCCAATTTTCCGTAAAATCAGCTAAAGCATCTTGGAACTGTGCAAGAAAACTTTCTTTCTCCCGGATCGAAGAATCCTGCGCTTTAATCATCGCTGCCGCATACAAGACAGGCGTTTCGTGGTATTTTTCAGGAAACACAAAAGTTCCGTCCGTCACTGTTGCCGCAAGTTGAGGGAACGAAGCCCGCGCACTTGTAGCCATTTTATTTTGACCCGCATTTAGTAAGCGGGTAGCTAAAGTAATATCAATCACATCATCTACATATCCATCAAGCATCGCTTTCATATCCGAAAGGTTCATTCTACCACTCCTTTCCTTGTCTTTATAATTATACTAGATTTGTAGAAACCTGTATACAGGATAAAATCCCTCCTACTACCTAAAGCAAGAGGGATTTCTTATATCATCTTACCACTGTTAAGGTAAGGCTTGCGCTTTTCACATCACTTACTGATCGGTATGCTTCAAATACTCCGTCATAAGAACTACCTACAACAAGGAATGGATTTCTGCACTCGTATGTTATAGAACCGTCCCCGACAATCTGGACTTGTATAGAAAAACCTAATCCTGTTAAATCTAAGGGAAGGGTGTAAGTTCTATACCCTGCGGCAGGAGTATAATGACCCCCAATATAGGCGTTCCCTGCTGGCGTTGTTACGTTTAACTGTACAATATGGTTTGAGTCTGTTCCCGTCAAGTATTCAGCCCCGAAAGTAACCGTCTTTCCTCTAAGATAAGCTACTTCGTCGTTTGTAAATGCTTTCGATAAACCTTTATACTGCCCTATCGCTGTGTGTGTAACTGTATAATTACTAGGAAACACAGGATTGGTACCAGAAATACCATAACCACTGGATAACGGTTTAACCCAATTTTTATTAGCTTTCGTCGGCGCAGCTTTCGTTGTTCCTGCCTTCTTAACTGCCCAAGTAGCCCCTGTGATCGTGCCGTGATTATTGTTTCCGCTTGTGTCGGTAAGGGTTGTGCCTGTACCTTCGTTGCAAAGGTAATTAGCTAGCAAACCATTTTGATTTGATAAGGTTAATTGATGAACTCTTCCCTTTAAGAATGCTGTTGGTGTTTCCCCGGAATCTTGACTTGCTCCGATATATAAATCACGCGTGGATAAATCAGGAATAAGTCCGTCCATCCTACCGCTCGCTATAAGTACGTTATTTTTATAAAGATAAAGCATTTGATCGCTGTTTTTAAATGTCATTTTAAGAGTTTCCATAAATCCACTTGGAGGTGTGGACGAGGTAATGATAAAATTAGACACATTTCCATTAGCTACACCACAATAATAATTTCCGCCTGTAAGACCTAAAATAATAAAAGATGTTCCAAGTCGCCTCGATACGATCTTCATGTTAGGCATTCCTGAATAATAAGGAATTGTTACAGAAATTTCTAATGTAAACTCTGTAGAACCATCTAAAGAAGAACTTTTGTTTATCTTCGCATAATCCGTCGAATTACCATTAAATATAATCCCTTTATTAGCTTCTAGCGCCATTAAGACCCACCTACCCTACCGACAAAATATATTCTGCCGTATCACCATTAATTTCCGCGCCTACGTTAGCTTGATTGTAGCGGCTGACAAGGCCGTGCGTAGAAAGTACAGGCTCTTCATCTGTCGGCGCGAATGCGACTTGAATCGCTTCAAGAGCGGCTTTGATTGTGGCTGATTCTTCGGCAGTCAGTTCCATAATTCCGTTAACGTGTGGTGCTTGTGCCATTGTTATCCCCCTCCTTTACGTTGTTAGGTAAGCCCATGCTGACGCAGTATTTGCATTTGTTGCATCTTGGTTATATACAGAAACCTTCGCGTATCTAGCTTTTATTTTTGTCGTCCCGGCTTTTTGGAGGTTCGTATCAGAGGCAATTACATTTCGTTCAATACCATGCACAGTTGTTCCGTCATTAGACCAATGAACATCAACACGCCAGTTGTACGCACTTCCCATTTGAGCCGTAATGCTAATGTCGCTGTACCCGTTACAATCAATAAAAGTAGATGGCAACAAAGAAATAGCATTCGCCGCCACACTCACCGCATTATGTGTTTGTGTCGTAGTGGATAAGCGGCTTTGAATATCAATAGGCTGCATAATGTCGCTATTTACTACAGAAACTTTCTTGACTCCAATATCGTAGGTATCGTTTGGCATAGTTATCTACCTCTCTTTACAGTAGGTACAGGTTTATCTATAACTAAAGGAGTTTCAGACTCCTTCGGAATTAATTTTTCAAGCAATTCGTTTGTCCGTTTTTGCTCTTGAAGCAGATCGTACAAAAGCTGTTCGGTGGTTGTTACAATTCGCATAGTTTAGCTCCTTAGTAAAATACCTCCATAGGCTGTTACTCTATGGAGGTATTATTCAGATCAAGTCAGGTCTTATGGATTAGCTCCAAGGATACCACGGAAATCAGAGAATCCGTAAGAAAATCTCATGCGGCCTTTGTACTTCGCAACGTCCGTATCGAAGTCCGTTTCATTCTTGAACGTGAGTTTTTCACGCCAGAAAAAGTTCAGCGGGTTCATTGTGGAATCAAGCAGGAACCAGTTATCATTGTCTGTCAAGTAGTCCAGAACAACCACTTTGAATTTACCCTGCATTGGGTTGATATCATTGTAGTTGTTACCTGGAAGCTGAACAGATTTGATGATTTTTTCGGCTGTATATTCAAGTGCACGAGGCACGATCAATGTATCGGGCATCATTTGAATTTTTACACCGCGCTCGTCCACTTGATCCGCAGCAAGTTTCATTGCTGTTTCAAGGTTAGCTTCAGAAAGGGCAAGCGCACCAATCAAGTTGGTAGCGGAACCGCCGTCAGAGCGAACATGGGAAGCGGAAACTAAAGCAACGCTATCGAAACCACCTGCTGTGGAGAATGCATTGTTCAGAACCGAAGCGGCTTTTGTTTCAATTGTTGCACGTGCAACGCGGGCAAGTGCTTTAGCTGCTTTATTGATTTGACTGTACTGCTCATCATCAACCAGCTCTTTTTCGACTTGGAAGCCTTTGGAGTAAGTTGTATGTTTGTATGTAGTGGTGTCCAGCTTAGTGAGGTTTTCATACTCTGTGGAATCCAGTGTACCTTTTTCATTCCACAAGGAGAAACCGCCCAAACGAGCATCCGTTTCAATTGCTTTTTTAGAATCTAAGATGTTAAATACTTTAGAATACTGCTCGGCTTTTTCTTTATATGTTTCAAAGAAAATCTTACGCAGCCCCGGCTCAAGTAATTTACCATAGTTCTGTAGACCTTGGTTAATAGGCATTGTATGAGTCCCCCCTTATTACACGAATTGACGTGCTGTAATTTGTACGTATGGTTTGCTGTTTACTACTGCAACAATCTTCACGATCAGAACAGTTGTATCAGCCGTATCCATTCTGGATGCACCGTCGATACCGTAAGCTGTACCTACAGTAAGTGCACCTGCGCCGACATATTCAGCTTCATAAACTGCATCGCCGGAAGTATGAACTTTACCTTTAGTCGGATTCACACCGATTCCATCAAAGCTAAGTCCAGCCAATACACCCGCTACAGTTGTATCACCCGTTACAGCAAGAATCAGGTTGCCGGAACCGTTAACTTTTACAACATCGCCCACTTTAGCTGTAGCAGCGTAAGTGGCATCTAAAGGAAAATCCGGGGCGGGAATTACACTGTCGCCGCTTGCATTTCTACGGTAATGGAATGCCATGGGTTATTACCTCCATTTTAGATATTCTTCTTCGGTTAGACCCATCTGCTTTGCGACGTATCGTTCTGCGTCCGTAAGGGTTTCTGTTGGAGTAGCTTTGCTTCCTTGCGGCGGAAGTGCTGATTGTTTACGTCCTGAAATTTCTGCCAAGGCTTCGTTTTTAGCCGCTTGTTTGAGTGATTCTGTGATCTTTGCTCCATGTAAAGCGAAAACGGCTTGAGCTAAAGGAATGTCAGGGTTTCTTACAGTGTCCAACATATACTGGCTTGCGGCCTGCAAATCGTCATCCGAAAGCATCGGGTACTGCTTTTTGAGTTCAACACTCTCCGTTTGAACACGGGTTTCCCATAATTGGAACTGAGTTCGAATTAACTCCTGTTGCGCGTCAGCAGCTTTCTTCTGCTCAGTTTCTATTTGCTGAATATGCTCTACAGGCACATTCTGTTTTTCAGCGATTTGCTGGATTCGAGCTTGATTGATACGCTCCTGAATTTGTGCAATCGGCATTCCATACATTTCTTCCAGAATCTTAGCCGTCTGAAATGCAGGATCGGATGCCTTCAGCTTTTCGAGTTCGGCTTTTGCGCGTTCCTCTGCTTGCCGCTGACGACGCTCTTCGGCAAATTTCGCATTTTCCTCAGGCGTTTGCACCTTCTTCTCAGGCTTCGAATCTTCTTCCTCAGTTTCGGGAGCTTGTTCTTCCGATTCTTCGGTTTCGGTTTCAAGTTCCTTCGTTTCAGGTTCTTGGGCAGTTTCAGGTTCAGCGGAAAAGTCCAAATCTTCTATACTAGCATCAGGTTGTCCACCGTTTTGCGTTGCTTCAAATTCATCGATATTCATGCGTATCTCTCCTTTGACTTTTTGCGCTGTCAGGCGTATGTAGTGAGGGTAGTTTGTATGGGCTGTACGTAGCCACCGATAAACATACAATCTACAAATCTAGTATACCTTAACTAGTAAACTTTGTAAATAGATTTATAGTATAAATGATTACAAGAGCGGGCATACTGTATCTAAAGAAAAGGGGGTGGTTGCGTTCAATGCTCGTATTCATTTAGGATTCGGATTAATGCTATACTGTCTTTTCCTAGCTAATGGAACGGTTTTCAATCCTGTATTCTATTTCATTGGATGTATATTAATGGACGGAGATCATCCCCACGCTCCAATTAGTTTATTGTTTCCGTTTTGGCGATTGGGTTTTAAACACCGTGGCGGGACGCATACACTCTATTTTGTCGTGGCTGTATGGTTACTGGTATGGATACTATTTAGTTGGTGGTCTGCGATTTCGATATTCGTCGGGTTGATGACGCATTTGGTTATGGATTCCGCAACACCTTCAGGCGTGTATTGGTTCGGAAGAAAAAAGGCTACCCGAAGGTAGCCTTGTTTTTAATTTCGTGCAATCGCGGCGTTTGCCCACATAATTGCCGTTTCAAGATTCGTCATAGCAACGGACTTTTCACGACTATTCGGGCAAGATTCTTCAATCAAGTAAGCCAATTCTTTAGCTTTTTCTCGTAACTCATGATACGCTTGAATTTGTTCAGGTGAAGGTGCATGATACCTAAAATTGTTTTCGATTTGTGGATTCATGGTTTACATTCCCCTATTCATATTATTCATCGCTGCGCCTGCACTTATTGGTGCATCTTGGCCTGCTGCTGCGGGAGCCTGTCCAGTACCGGGAGCGACGTTCAAACCGTTGTCAGTATGTTCCAAAAGCATTTGATTATCGATCTGCTTTTGAGCAAAAGCCTGTTGCATAATCTGTTCCAAAGTTTGGTAAATTACGCCTTGGTCTTTGCTGTTCATCGTGAAGCTGATTTCACCGTTTGGCATGATTTTAGGCGGCTGCTGTGCTTCACGCTGTGCAAGAATAGCGGCATCCTTCTTCATCCGAGCTAAGATTTCCGGCGCGATGGAGAAGTTTTTCATGCGAATCCATTCCTGCGGAGTCATTACGGCAGGCTGGAAGTTGAATTGTCCTTGCATCTGCATAAGGTTATCGGCTTCTTGACTTTTAAGTGCCTGCGTCATCGGTGCCACGGCATAGGTATCGCACTTAACCAACCATTCCAAGTTATCCGCATCCAAATCTTTGATCGGTTCAAAATCTACATACTCTACGGTACCGTCCGGCTGTGGGATAGCTAAAGGGCGTGCATCTTTCCATTTACGGAGAATAAAGTGCATAATCAAATTGGAAATTTGTTCGACGAAATCATCGACCTGAAGCATTTTATCTTTGTCACGGACGGTTGCTCGTTCAATCAGCGCATTCACGCCAGTGGATGTGGTGAGTGATCCGACACTTTGACCCGTATACGCTTCATTGATTCCAGCCATATCTTTAATATCAGCTTTCATTCTGTCGCTAATCTCCATCAACCCGCGCGGGATTTCAGGCGGCTGTACGTTGTGGATGGATTGGCTAGGGTCTTCGTTGGAAGTCCAAACTTTCCCCGGCATCGTCCCGGTGCGCGCCAATTCCTGAGCATTGATACCTGAAGATCGAGAAACGACTTTCTGCGGGTTTTGGTGCATTGTTGCGATGATGGAAGCTGTTTGGTCTGATTTATTAAGAACCTTTTGATTTTCTAAGGCATCCATCGCTATAGAAGTACCCCAAAAATCTTGGTCTTCTTCTTCATCGTAATAAACTGCGAACGGATAAATATTTGGCTTTACATCTTCCAGACGGAGAAGGAACCAGTTATTGTTTTTTGTGTAATAACTTACATCCAAATGCCAACGACCATCTTCACCTAAATAACGTTCCCAATGTGTGTGTAGCGTTACCATTTCATCCCCGCGAATACGTGCCAAATTGTTATTCGGCTTGTTGTCACGGTCAAGGTAGGAACCATCTGCTGCGTCTTCTTTATCCGTTTGGTCGCCATGCATTTCATCAAATGCTTTCAGACCTAAAGGATGATTTTCTTTCACGTATTTTCGGAAAGCCTTATTGTTACGAATGGAGCTAAAGGGAAGTAATTCTGTCGTATCAATCCACTTACAGTCTTGTAAACGGTAAGCATCCGGGTCAGGGAAGAAGTTGTAAATCGGATACTGCTTGACGCAAATTTTACCTTGAAATAATTTGTTTTCAGGATCATTTTCACCCTTGTATGTACCACCTACGTATGTATCATCTTCGTATACATAAGCGATGGATGTTCCTAAAAGTCCGGCGCGGTCAATACAGCGGCGAATCGTCTTTGGAACTTTTTCCCAATGCCATACATGCTCGTAGCCTTTTTTAAGCTGATCCATAATTTGCTTGTAGCGGGTATCTAAAGGAGAAATTTGCACCATCGGAATGGAGCTTGCAAGGTTCGCCCGCTTTGTTGTGCGGAGAAAACGGATCATATTCGTAACAGGCTTCGGTACCCATGGCGGGATGTTGGAGTTTTTCCACTGTTCTCCACGATCAAAAGTATCCAGTAGTGTCCATTTTTGCTGCTTTCCGACTACGCCCTGCTGCGCCGAACGGAATCTTGTAAAATACTGGTTTACAAGCTGTGCGGGACGGTCTTTCTCCTGAGCCTGCTCGTTGACTACCGTTTGTGCCGGACTGCTCATTGTTCAAATCCCCCTTGATCTTGCCACATTTGTTTTTGTAAACTCATCCATTCAATCTCTTCTACTGTTAAATCAGGTGTTGCCGACTTAACTTCTTTAGCCTTTTTTGGCTCCGGCTTCTGACGGATGACTGCCCTCATATCGTGAACGTTCATAATACCTATAGAACTGTCTACGATAAAATTCTCGATTTTCCGCTGCATCGCGTGAAGAATCAGTTTGTAATCATCATTAGTTAGTTCGAAAATCAGATAACTGCCGTCGCGGTAGTAAATTGCGTAAGGGTTGGTTACTTTTTTAGTTGCCATAAGATCAGTCCTTTTGATTCTGACATGTAATTTGCGTACCTTGAGTCCAAGGAATAAAGTCTTTTCCTAAAGTGCGCTGATACTCTGTTAGTTTAAATGATTGCACAGGTTGAAGACCAAAAAGGCGTTCGGCTTCCTGTAAAGCCTTTATAATATCGGGAAAGGCTTCGAATGTAATTGTTGTACCTAACACATCACCGAACCAAAGTTCGATTGTGCTATTATTACATTTTTTAATTTCAAAACCATCTATACCAATTCGATTTATTTTAGACATAATCGAGAAAACCTCCTTTAGATTCTTCATCTTCGTATTCGTATTCGTCGTCGGTCTTTAGGTTGTAGCGTTTAGGCGGCGCGAAAGCGTCGTTTTTCAGATCGTCGGGATTCTCAGGTAAACGCATGAGGTTATACCTCAAGCTGTCCATCGCGTGATCGTCTTTTTTGACAGGCTTTTCGTCCAAGTTTTTGTTCGTATCATCCATGGTAATTTCAGGAAATTTATAATTAAGACCTTCTTTAATCGTATTTACGCAGGATCGGAAAATTTTCAGTTTACCACGTTCGATGTACGAGTTTACACGCAAAATTCCGGCTTCAATCTCATTATTTGCGGGCTGAAAGAATAGATCGTACTCTGCATAAAGAGCTTGGACACTTTTACCGTTGATCGGATCGGATTTATTCTTAGCTGAAGGATCGATAACCATATGCCGGATCAATCCCGCAGGGATTTCGTTGATTGTTGGCTTGATACCTTGAGCATGTTCGGGAACTAAAGTATTAGGTTTGTAGTATTCCTTGTAGAGATAGGCTATACCTTCCTTCGGATCAATCGCAAGGTACGTAACAGCCGTTGGATTTCGTAAACCATGGTCTAAAGCAATCCCACGTTCCCATGTTTTTGCTATTTTGTCGAAATCAGGTATGTCATCAATAATCGCATTCATGAAATTTGGGTAAACCATACCTTCGCTGTGTTCAAAACTTCCTTGCAGGAAGCGTTTTATCCACCAAAGCGGCTTCCCTTTACTGTTGATTTCGATAAAGTTACGCGGCAGGTATTTATTCAGGTGCGTTGCCCATACAAAAGTGGTTACGAATGGGTTGTAATCTTCATGTTCAGGGTGCTTTGGATTACGACGAAGGTCGTTATCAGGGAAAATCTCTTTAATCCACCCTAAATCCGGGTTGGAGCAAACCATAAACAGCTTATTTTTGACGAATGGATCGCGTAAACGGGTTAAGATTTGATCGTAGATCGTCCGTTTTATCCCTGACGCTTCCTCCATATGGCAGATACCTGCATTAATAGATCGGAGTTTTTCCTCATCATCTGACGGGATCGTATAAAAGACAAATCCATTGATAAGCTCAATCTCTCCATCAGACTTATTATAACGTTCAATAAGAGGGGGAGGACAAACCTCATTAAAGAATGTTTTGAGAGTCGTTCGTTTAAGTTGTTGGAGAGTCGGAGCAGTAAGTAAGCCAGTACCTTTTGGATTTTCAAGCGCACGTATTAAAACCTCCGTTAAACTTGATCTCGACTTACCCGAACCGTATCCCCCGAAGGCTCCCACGATTTGTGTATCGATTTCCCATTGTCCTGTATCTTCGTTGAAGGATTCTGTGTATTCAACTTCATGGATTCCCTCCTGATAATCCTGCGGAGTATAAGTAAGTTCAATAGCTCCACAGTCCGGGCATTGAAGGTATGCAGGATGATTATTTGCCGGGGGCTGCATGTAGCCTACGTGACACTGAAGACATTGCATTTACATCACTCTTTCTCCGATGCGGTAAAAGTGTCCATCGTCACCGCGACAGATTAAAGGTTGACCACATTTATTACAGTTATAGAAACCTGTTTTTGTATCATTCCAATCTTCAGCCATAAGATCAATCAAATGTTCGCCACATGGACAGCTTACGTAGATATATTTGCTGATCAGTTTCATAAAATCACTCCGTTGAAGGTTGTTCGGCTTGCTGTAGTTGGGATTCATGCATTTCCTGTTGTTGGATAATGTTATTGTCGTGTTGTTCTTGTGCCTGCGCTGTTTGCTGTTGGTGGGTTTGTTGTTGCTGTTCCATTTGTTTAACTAAAGCAAGCTGTTCAAGTCCGACCCGCTGTTCGTCGGCTTCAGCTTTGCGACTCTCCAAATGAAGCTTATGCTCCATTTGTTGCTTTTCTAACTGCTGTTCAAACTGCTGCGCCATAATATCTAAAGCATGTTGATGATGCATCTTTTGCCGTTCAATTTCAAGTTGCGCTGCCGGATCGGATTGCGCTGCGCGGGCTGTTCGTGACTGCACCATCCCGGTATGAAGGGCTTTAAAGACTTCCGATAGCGGGGCAAGAGCTTTTGTCGCTTCGAACGTGCTTTGACTTTGATTGAGAACCAAAGACATTTTTGTTAAAACATCATTGACGACAACCGCGATGTGTTTTTCGGTCAGCTCTAGTGGGTCTTGTGGGTTGTTTATCATTCCATTACCTCCGATTTAAAGCTGTCACAAACTGCCTTGAATAAAGAGTCTTTTGTGCGCTGATATTTCGGCAATTCGTCATAGCGCATAATACAAGGATGTGTCTTTAGTTCGGGGTTCTTTTCTTTGCCGTAAACCCAACCTTCTTCTAACTTCTGCTTCAGCCAGTTTTCGTGCGACATTTCAGGTGTTACATCGTTTTCTAAATGAAATTTCACACCGTTTATTGCGCTGCTTTTCTGCCATTCGGGAGCATCTTCCCAAGCAGGCTGTGAGTGATCGTTTTGTGAGATGCAATAAGCTCGATTAACTTCATGACAAATTTTTGCAATTAATTCAAGATTCATACTGGCGATACCTCCTTAAAATGGGTGAAAAGATGTTCCCACCGGGAAGCGGGGTTGTTTATGTAGCTACCTACGAGAAGTACGGGCGTATCTGAAGAGTACCCTCTCAGCATGTCGCCATGATACACGTAAGGGCATTGGGCGCGATCAAGTTCTTCTTCGGTGATATATTCCACATATTCCCTAAAATTACCTGCAATAATAATCATTTTAGGTTGCATCAAAACACCGCTTTCCCTATGAAAATGAGGATTAGTAGTCGTGCGATAATTCCTATAGCAAAACCCCATGCATTTCGGTCTTCTTTCCGAAATTTTTCGAGTATATAAGCTAAAGCATCGGATGTGCTTGTTAATATTAAAGCAACTTTAAGGAATATTAGCATCATCCCCAAATACACCACCCTACGCAAATTCCTAAACCAAAAGTAAGTTCTCCATAGAGAATCCATGCCCAAAATGGAACTTCTTTAGTTTTAAACATCAGCGGCTTCCTCCTGTGGGCGTGGTTTGATTTTTGGGCGTTGGATTTGGTGCAAGACGATCACTTTGGAGTTATCTTGTTGATTGAATATTCCGGCGAGTTCGTTGATCTGTTTTGCTGCCGTGGTGTCGCCTAACATAGCTTCTTTTTGCAGGGCTGTGAACGCTTTCCGGGACGCGATTTGTGAGTTAAATGCCATCTGGCTTTTTATGTAAGACTGAACGGTGTCCATCTGAAGAAACTGCTGCCAAAGGTCTTTGTTTCCGATTTGAAGTTTTGCCGTCAACTCGATAGGGCTTAAATGTAACGCGAAATCATTAGTATCAAATTCATCTGCTAAACGTAAAAATACGTCTTGTTTCTCTCCTGCTAAAGTCTGAAAAGTGCTGCTATTTTGCAGCATTGCTATTAATTGAGCCATATCCCATTCTCCTTTCGGAAAGTTTCTACAGCTTTGCTTGCATCTTCTAAGTCTCCGTAATATCCAAGATCATTGTAAGTACCGTGTAATGTAACGGCTGCTCTCCACATCGATCTTACTCTATCCCAAGTAACATTTCTTACACCTGAGGAATTTCTTGTATCTGCCTTACCTTTTCGATTATGACCATTTTCGGAATAGTTTACCAAACGTAAATTTTCTAAACGGTTATCTAAAGGATTATGATTCCGATGGTCAACTAACTTTGATTCAGGGGCATCTGTTAACCAACGATGAAACATTACATTTTGTTGTTTATACTTTCCGATTTTAAGTCCACCTGAAATATAATAAGTATCAGAAGCTTTAATATGTCGAGCAAACCAAGTATACGGAAATTCGTTTGCTTTATTTAACATCTTTGTGTCAATTAAACATTCAAGTATTTGCCCTTTGCATTTTACGTAAATTATAGTAATATCTCCATCTACATAAAAATCATTTTTCATAATATTTTACCTTCCTTACGAAGTCTGCTGAGCTTATTTCGGATGGATTTTTCGGTTCTAGGAGGTTGGAGCTTCGCTCCAATCTCCTTAGCTGTAACGTTCGTGTTGTTGTAAAGGTCAATGATGGTCAGAATGTCGGTTTCGGTCAGCTTAGGCCGCGTACCGACGCGATCAGCCGGGGTCATACTATAAGGCGTACGCCGGACGTTGATACCGTCTGTACACAGCGGGCAAAACGGCTTCTTTCGGGTGGTCGGTGTCCAATAAATGGTAAACATCACCCGGCAGTCGTAGCAATAGTATTTAGTTGCGCTTCTTGCCATAGTGTTTGGGCTTCCTCCCGGATTTGGAGATAGGTTGGTCACTTGTTATCTGAAGGAAATGGTTGCGGGCTTCGTCTTCAGTTTTAAATGTTTTCGAGTGTTGCGGAATGCCGTTTCGTGTAAATCGAACTTGAAAAGTACCGTGTCTTGTTATGAAATATCCTCTAGGGTGTGGGTATTTGTATTCGAATGCCATCGAATCACCCTCTTTGATAATCTATGATTCTAGTATACTGCTATCTGGAAGATTTATCAAGAGCTAGATTAGGGCAAAAAGAAGCCCTATTCGGGCGATTTTCGGGCTTTGTCCTTACGAAGTTTGCGGACTATCCATATTGACTGAAGTTGACCACCGATTAGGCCGATGGTGGATAAGACGATTACGTCGAGCAGAGTTAGGTTCATTTTGGGGAGTCTCCTTTTTTGTTTATTATGTGTTTACAAGTTGGGGATTATGCTGTATTTGGGGATAGGAAATTTGGGGAGATGCAAGGCAAAATGCATGTGTTCCCCCGCGCAGGTTCGCCTGTCGTGGGCGGGACTCCTTTTCGGGCGTACCCCATACCCCTCCCCCGTCACCAATTTAATTGCACACAATACAATTATTGGCCTTCAAATCAAGTCAAATCAAATCGCTCACCCATTTACCCATGCTTGTTTACAGGTTGTTTGGGTATTTGTAAAATAGTTCTTGACTTTCTTGTTTACCTGTTATAAGATTAAGACATCAACAAGAGGTGCTACCGCAGGGTTAACAGTGACTAGGTTGATGCCGATCAAAAGGCCGGGTTGGTCGCCTGCTAGAATATGTAAACAAATTAACGCTTGACACGTAAACGGGTTTTATGGTATGATGGTTTCAGTAAGGCGAACACGGCAGGACTCGACGGAAAGGTCGTCTTCATCCAAAACGTTAGCCACAGTCATAGCTAGAGACAATGGAACGCATACCGCATCGCCTTACCAGTAAACAAATTGCTTGACAATCAGTAAACAGTGTGGTATGATGAAATCAAGGTAAGGCGATGGATACATAGCGGAGCAATCGAATCAGTTGCCCAGAATGGTATAACGGATTGCGCGTATCGGTGACTAACGAAGTGCCTTACCACGCTTCAAACGCATTACATGTATCACGTGTCATGAAAGCAGGCGCTATATTATCTCAGTTATTACAATGCTGTGGAGGCAGGAGTCGCTCATAACTCCTATATCAAATGAGAGGCGATTCGACTACATAACGCACTCGTTGTGGCGTAGCGAAGTGGCTAAGGCTTTGAAAGGCCATTAAAGGGCTTAGGATCAATCCTGAGCGTTTTAATGGCAAGTCAAATCTAATAACTAAGGGAGATGTTTGATTATGATTAAAAACGTAACGATGAAAATGGATGCAATGAGCAACGTTCACTTGGTAGCTGACAAACATGAGATGTTGGTTATGGTATCTTGGGAATGGAATGACTATAGCAACGAATGGTATGGACGCTATTCCGTAAAAACAACGCTTGACTTCGCTGCAATCGGGGATCGTTGGGACATTGAATACAAAGCGCGTGAACATAAGCATGAAAATCTGATTAAAGTTTTAGTTCTCATGGCTACACAATTATTAGACTTGCACAAACCAGCAGCTAAAGAAGTCCAAACTGAGGAAGCGTCCGAATAGGACGCTTTTTCCATCTAAAGGAGAGTGTATCTAATGAACCGATTCCGCAACTTTATCACGAATCAAGAAGGGCAGCACGTATCCATTATGATGATTGATGGTCGCATTGTAGAAGGTAAAGCGATTCTTGTCCCTTGTTTTGATAGTTCCGAACCGTTCATTGAAGAAAGTGATGGTGTATGGGTGCAACCTTTGGATGATTCCAAAATGGTGCTTGTATGGCCTAAGTACAACCGCAAATGGGTTGATGCTATCGAATATGGTGACAATGCTTTCTACGATTTAGACGGATCACGGCAAATGGCTTTCATTAATAGTTGTGAATAACATGTATACTGATTCTCAAAAATGTGTATACTATAACTAAAGGAGTGATTCGATTGAAAAATGCTTATAGCATCATGCTTACATTGAACCGTCGTTTAACTAAGGAGCAGTTTAAAGCGGAATATTGCCGAATTAGATTGTATATCCAACGAAAGGAGGGCTTATATGTTTAATCGTGAAGAGTTATTCATTATCCTTCAGCTTGCCTCTGAAGCTGCTCAAAATGATCCAAGTGACATTAATGCAGCAAAACTAGCTGAAAAGATTCGCACAGAGCTTGGAATAACAACTATAATTAAGGAGAAGTGATATTATGAAAAAGCCAATCGCGGGATGGGTTATCAGCAACACAGGCAGCTTACTTGTGTGGGATATGCACAATGATGAATCAATGTTAGTCGGTATCAACGATGATACGCCGGAATGGTGCGAAATTCAACACGCTATCGATGGGGATGAAGAAGTTTACTCCTACATTGACTTTCACGGCTCCGAATGGCGGCTTGATGGATGTATGCGATTCTAGGACGAAACGCCCCAAAACGGGCGTCCAGCCGTTAAGCGGCTGCTGACGAGTCCAATATCTAAAGGGAGAGTGTTCTATTATGACAACAAAACAAATTATCGCTAATTTCGTAAACGGTGCAACTAAAGGAAAAGCTTCTTCTGTCGAGATTGCAGGCGACCGCCTGTACAACTATGCAACGGTTATCGCTCAGCGCATCAACGGTTGTATCCATATTAATACCACTCGCTATAGCATGACCACAACCAAACATCAAAACGTGCTTCGCCGGGAGATGCCAAATGCACCTACTGTGGACGATGTGCCACGCGGAACAGGCGATTTATCCAGATATATACAATAAACTTGTAAACAGGTTGCCCAAAAATGCCGGGAAATAAATTGTGTATTTCCCGGACAATATTCTGACAAATAGAACAAGTGTACCCCAAAAAATAGGAACAAGGGTTCTGTTTACAAAATGTTGTTTACAAAAGTTAGTCAAAATTTTTGAGAGATGGATATATGCTTATAGGGA